GTTTCCTTATGGAAGCCCATACATAGTATTTTGATTAGTATATAAACAGTTTAGAAGACTGCACGAATCACGTGTGTCTCCCGTATCTGGTACTTACTCACACTATGACGATTTCAGAAATCGAATTGATCATTTTCTGATAATGTTTTTAACCAAATGTTGTCAGATCTTGATATCCCACCAAATAGGATCTGTTCGATTGACGTCCGGTTCTATTTGTCAAATCTTGCTTGTGGACGAATTTGTGTGAGTATAAATTCACCTTTTTCTATACAAGTAGAGACTCTTTTCTTCTGAACTTCACTGTATTTCTATGCTCTTTTCTGTCAGAGCTATAACAAAATTCAGAATATACTCCTTGGTCAGTGGAGTTTAAAGTACTGTCTACAGTTACCGAACAGACTGTATAAGAACATGTTCATTTAGTTTTCAGAAATTGGATTTAGAAGACAGTCTTTCATTTTTTAATGGATTCTTCTCTTCATTTCCATCAAACAATTTCTACCTAACTTGTATACATTCTTAGGTAAATGAATGTATAGATCCTGTATGTATTTCCAATACAGTTGAAACACTGGAAACGTGTCGCTATCCACGTAAAATCTTTGCAATTCCTTAGCTTAGATGCTTTTGAACTTAATATAGATCTTGCTTTACATTGTTCGTATAGCCGAAGCGTTATAGGAGAGTTGTTCCGGCTCCTCTCCTGGAGGTCTAATGCGTAAATCCGTCGAGTATCCTACTTGCTAGCAGATTCTACTAGATCTGTGGATGTGAATGGAGAAAACGCGTATGATTACTACTATCAAATGTTGGAACTTACCTTTGTTTTAGCACAGTAGTATATTACTTGTTGTATACCGCCCGTGGAACGAAAAAAGCCATTATAGAGCTTAGTACACTCTGGTCGCGTACAAACTTTAGTATAGTAAATAAATCTTTATTCTTGGTCATCAGACTCTGATCCTTTGGATGTCCTTTTAATTTTGTAAACAATTATGAATCAAAAACAAAATTGTGAAATTAATCAGCCGTCAAAGGTGTACTTGCATATGGAAAACGAAATGAATCATTTCGTTGATGTAGATCCACTGTCTACAATTCCCATATGTTCTAACAACCAGTGGAAAGCACAGTCTCATGAGGCTGTGAAGACTTGGTACGATAGATATGGTATGGATTCTTTGAAGAATTTCTTTAATGTTTCCAAAGATTCTTTCATTTCAAGTGAGTGGGCTATAAGTCAACTAGAGGATATTTTATTGTTAGTGTACAATTTGTATACTGCGGAAAATCCTTATAAAATAATTGTTGCAGTTGTAACTTATTTTAAGTGTAGACTTGGGCCAAATACTAGTGCCATTAAATATTATGTTAATGCTTTCCAAAAGCAATTTCAGAGTATTATTGATTCACTCTTCTCTAGCAATCTTAATAAATTACAGAGCAGTGTAGGATCACCTTTTGAAGCACCACGTGATTTTCTCGATCACTATCAGACTCTGAAGAAATCACCATTATTTACAAAACTTTACAATGTTTTATTGTATTGTTTGTCTCGTAATGTTTTGGATGGTTTCGGAATCAATTTTGAATCTTTAAACTTTGAAAGATCAGAGAGTGAAGCTTTACGGCGAGCACATAGTTCGCAGCTAGGTTTCTTCGAACAAGTAGCAGACACTATTGTATTTTTGTGTGAAACAGGATATCAGATGTATAAGACTGGTTCTTTTGAGCCTATTTATCATTGTGGTACCAAATACACAAAGTGGTATGATGATTGCGCTTGGTTGAAGGATAATTATCCAAAGTTAGATGATTGTACATCATTTGGATTTTCATTTTCTGAATATTATGATAAGTTGACAGATTCTATTGAGAAGGGTGATGCAATCTATAAGCACGCAGTTAATATGTCATCTTGGGACAAAAAGGCGGTTCTTTTACAACTACAGCCTTTGAAAACTATATGTACAGAGATAGAAACATTATCCAATGCACGACTACCTCGGAAAACTCCTTTTTCGATATTGCTGTATGGTGATTCTGGAATAGGAAAATCTACGTTGATAGAAATTATGTTTTCCATGTATGGGAAAAAGAGAAATTTACCTATTGATGGACGTTTTAAATATACCAGAAATGCGAATGCCAATTTCTGGGACGGGTATATGCCGTCTCAGTGGTGTTGTGTTTTAGATGATGTTGGTTTTCGTGAACCACGCACTGCAGGTCAGGGAGATGTTTCTGTAACAGAGTTTTTACAAATCATAAACCAAGTGCCTTTTTGTCCCGATCAGGCTGATTTGGGCCGTAAGGGGCGAACACCTTTTAAATCTGAATTTGTTGTTGCTACAACGAATGTAAAAGAGTTAAATGCTTTTGCCTATTTCTCCCATCCTTCTGCCGCACAGCGACGATTTCCGTATGTTGTTACACCAAAAGTTAAAGAAGAGTACTGTACAAGTACTCTCCTTGATACTAACAAAGTTAGAAACATACATAATCCTACGGACTTACCTGATTTTTGGACTTTTACTGTTGAGAAGGTTTTACCCCAACCAATATGTAATGGTAAACAAAATGCTGTTTATCGTAAAGTGTTGGATAATGTGGGTATGAAAGAATTTTTAATATGGTATAATGAAACTATTGATCAACATTGGATCAATCAAGAACAGGTTACCGATTCTGTAGACGTAATACATAATATGGACCTATGTAAGTGCTGTGGAATTCCTGTGTCACTATGTACATCTAGTCCTATGATTCCACAGTCTTTAAATATTAAATTACATGGCAAATGGTATCATTTATGGCTTATGTTATATATGTGGATATATTTTGCCACAGATATGTATTTTACAGTTTGTAATTATGTTCGTTCTATGCGAGACTCTTTTAAATGGCTTGTAGCCGTAAAACGCTTTTATGACGATCCTGTTGAGGGTATAACCAATAGCAGAGAATATTGGAGCAGGTTGGGTGAAAGAGTCCGCCAAGAAATTGGGGATAATACAACCTTAGTTAATCTGGCGTCTGCTGTTGCTGGAGCTGTTGCTCTATATACAGGTGCTAAACTAGTATCATATATATTTGGTTCTAAAGATGGGGGAAATGTAGATTATCGATGCCAACGCTTCGAAGAAGCTACAACCTTCTATCCACCTGAACCAAAAGAAAAAGAGAGAAACAATGTTTGGCATAATCCTCACATAGATTTAGCTCCTGTTCACATTAGTGACTCAAGCCGTGCCATGCGCGGTCAAGAGATGGTTTTAGCGAAGAAAATTGAAGAAAATATGATTTGCTGTGAACTTTTGTTTTCAGAGAGTAAGACTCAATGTCGGATGTTATGCATTGTTGATCAATATTATTTGGTAAATAACCATTGTTTATTATATGATGATTTTACTCTCAATATATTTCAAAATGCTAATGTATCTGGCGTAAATAGAAATATGTCTATTAAGATGTCTCAGACGCAGATATATAGAGATTTTAAAAATGATTTAGCTGTGGTGAAGATACCTTGTCTTCCACCACGCCGTAATATTGTTAAATACTTTCTTCCGATTGATTTTAAAGCAGTCATGAAGGGTGAGTATATTGAATTAGATACCAATGGTGTGCGTTCTCGCAATCCAGTTTCTGGCATATGTCATGGTGGATGTGTTAATGTACAAAATAAGTTTACCGTCGAAGTGTGGACAGGAGCTACCGAGAAGCAAACTTTTGATGGTTATTGTGGTACACCTTTGTTGGTGACCACACCTCAAGGACCAGCTATAGCTGGAATTCATTGTCTTGGATCACGAGAGAATAATTATATAGGTTGTACTAAAGTCCCTCTCTATTATTTAGAGAGTCTTGTTAATAACTTTAAACCTACTGTGGAAATAGATGATATAAGCATTTGTTCGGAATCTGTTCAGCGTGAATTGGGTGAATTACATGATAAAAGTGTATTCCGATTTATAGAACAGGGTTCTGCTAGTGTTTATGGGTCTTTTGCAGGTTATAGGCCTGCACCTAAATCAACTGTTAAGAAGACTATGCTATGTGAGGAACTTTTGACAAAGGGTTATTCCCTTAATCATACTGCACCTCTAATGCGTGGTTGGCGTCCCTGGCGCTTAGCAGCTTTAGATTTAGTGGATCCAATATTGTCTATGGATCAATATATTATTGATAAGGTTACAGAAGAGTTTATTTTGGACATTATGTCAAATTTGTCTCAGGAGGATTTGAAAACTGTCCATAAATATGATAGGTTTACTGCTGTGAATGGTGCACCTGGTGTTGCCTATGTAGATGGTATTAACCGAAATTCTTCCATGGGACTACCCTATAGAAAACCCAAAAATAATTATTTAAAGAAGTTACCAGCTTCAGACTTACATCCAGACCCAGTTGAATTTAATGATGAAATCAATCGTAGAATAGATAAGATTTTAGCCACGTATGCTTCTGGCAAACGTGCCAATCCTATTTATAATGCCTGTTTGAAGGATGAGGCTGTTTCCCTTGCTAAAAGGGAAAAAGGAAAGACAAGAGTATTTTCATCAGCTCCTGTAGATTTTTCTATAGTTGTTAGAATGTATCTCTTATCATTCGTTCGTCTTGTACAGAACAATAAATATACATTTGAATCATGTCCTGGTACTATTTGTCAATCTAAAGAGTGGGGTCAACTAAGAAATTTCTTGACTCAATTTGGTGACAAGCGAATGATAGCAGGAGACTTTAAGGCTTTTGATAAGCGTATGAGCGCACAAATTATGGAAGCAGCCTTCAGAGTGATATCTCACGTGTTGAAAGCTTCCGGCAATTATTCTGATGAAGATTTGCGTGTTGTTCACTGTATAAGTGCAGATGTAAGATTTCCTCTAACTGATTTTAATGGTGATTTAGTGGAGTTTTATGGTTCAAATCCTTCTGGTTGGCCTCTTACAGTGATCATTAATGGTTTAGTCAATTGCTTGTATATGAGATATGCTTATGCTATCTTATCTGGCAAGGACTCTGCTCATGATTTTCGTAAAAACGTCGCCTTATTAACATATGGTGACGATAATATTATGGGAGTCCATAGTAGGTGTAAATGGTTTAATCACACTTCTATTTCAGAAGTTTTGGGTGAGTGTGATATTACTTATACTATGGCTGATAAGAAAGCAGAATCCATTCCATATATACCTTTAAAGAAATGTGAGTTTCTAAAGAGGTCATGGAGATGGGACAAAGAAATTGAAGATTACCTGTGTCCGTTAAACCATGATTCCATAGAAAAAATGCTCACTGTGTGTGTACGCAGTAAAGTTGTAATACATGAAGTTCAAATGTGTGCAATTATTGATAGTGCCCTACAAGAATATTTCAACTATGGAAGGAAGGTGTTTGAGGAAAAGAGAGACTTATTTTCTCAGATGATCATAGATCATGATTTACAACAATATTTGGTAAGACCTCTACCAACTTTCGATGATCTAGTCGAACGTTGGAAAGAGGCTTCTGATAATCTTTAGTCTGCCATTTGGCAGGCCTGGGCTAAAGTTGTGCAGTCCAATTGAAAATCCAAAATCAACCATGTGTGTATAGTTACTACTTTCTACGACAGTTCTCACGCCTACTATAGTAGCAAGTGTGGATCACACATGAACTTCGCCAGAGCAACCCTCAAAGTCCCTATTTAGGGAAAGGTATGGCTGAACCTAAAATAATGACGTGACGGGATATTTGGCTTGGGAGAGCCATTGTCTTGTTTATTTCTCCTGCTGAAACAAATAATGAAAATATCGCGAATGATGCCGCGAAACATGCATCATTGTTAGGTGTAAACCTACAGCCTGAGTACGAGAAAAATGAAAATGTAGTTTTTCATAATCAAGTACCTGGGTCATCTATTTCTGCCTCAAACATTATGGATGAGACATTTATGGATGGAAATACAACAGATACAGATTTAGCTAGTTTTTTGCAACGACCAGTAAAGATAAAGGAAATAACTTGGGCTGAAGGTAATTCTTTGAATATATCTTTCAATCCTTGGGCATTATTCTTTAACAATACTGCTATTAAGCGTAAACTAGAAAATTTTGCATATCTTAGGTGCAAACTTAAGATTCATGTTCAAATAAATGCTTCACCATTTTATCACGGTAGAGCTTTAGTTTCATATCGGCCCCTACCAACATGGGGACCATCTGATTCAACATGGGGTTCAGGTGAACAAAATAATGTGTTATATTCACAGCGACCCTCTTTTTGGATAAATCCTTCAAATTCACAAGGAGGAGATATGGAACTTCCGTTTTTCTACTTTCGTAATTGGTTGAAAATATTTAATGGCACTGACTTTACAAATATGGGTCAAATGCGCATTACAAGTCCAACTGTTCTTAAAAATGCGAATTCTGTAGCAGGATCTGATGTGGAAATTGTTGTCTGGGCTATGGCTTCAGATGTAGTTCTTTCTGGAGCAACATCTGAGCTTGCTCTTCAGTCAACTCCACAAAAGATTAGTGCTGCTTCACGTGTTTCTAGAAATAGAAACAGTGGTGGCAAAATGAGATCTAAAATTATTAAAACTCGAAATGATGGCGATACTAATACTAGTGTCGTTTCTATTTTGAATGATATTAATGGCGGATTTAAAGATGAGTATGGCAAAGGTGTTGTATCTTCAACGGCATCTGCCATAGCTTCTGCAGCCAATACTGTAAGTTCCGTACCTGTGATTGGGCCTTTTGCTACCGCGACTGCTACTGCTGCGTCAGGTATTGCTGAAGTGGCAGATTATTTTGGATGGACAAATGTTCCAAACATAGCTGATTCACAACCAGTTCAAAATCAACCTTTTCATGCTTTTGCTTCACCTAGTATATCCACTCCAGTGCAGAAGCTTTCAGTTGATCCAAAAAATGAATTGTGTGTTGATTCACGTACAGTTGGATTAGATGGTACTGATGAATTATCCATTGAGAGTCTTGTCACTCGTGAATCTTATCTAGTATCTACAAATTTTGCAGAATCCGCTTCAGTCGGAGATGTCTTATTTTGTACCTATGTTTGGCCTCTGCATATGAGAGTTACTTCTGAAACTATAAACTCTAGAACATATACAAAACAATTTGAAACTCCTTTGTCTCATGTTTCACGTATGTTCAGGTTTTGGAGAGGTGACATTTCATTTCGTTTTGTTGCTAATAAAACCAAATATCACTCAGGAAGAGTTTTGATAACTTGGGACCCTTTAAAAGGATCTCCTACAGGAAATGTACCAACTGAGACTCACTCTGCAATTTGGGATTTTTCCCAATCTGAAGAGTTTGTGTTTACAGTGCCGTGGGGTTCTGCTGATCCATGGTTAAGAAGCTATGGTATTCGACCTGAAGATCCTGAGTATATAAAAACAGATGGGACAACATTGACATCAACCTTTGGTGCAAATGGTCAAATAGTGATGACTGTTTTAACTAGACTGACTGGACCGGCTACTGGAGCTAACATTGATTTGCTAGTTTTCTCTCGTGGTTGTCCAAATATAAAGTTTAATGATCCTATTCAAGTTGATAAACGGTTCTGGTCATGGCGTCCACAATCTTCTGTGGAATCCCTAGATACCAATCAAATTGAAGTAGAAACAACAGTCTCAGCCATTTCATTAATCACCATGGGTGAAGATCATATATCCTTGCGACCTCTGTTACACCGCACAAATGAATATATAAAGCAACAATTTGATAGTGATACTACTAGCCTTCTCAAATATGCTAATCATATTTTGCCAAGAATGCCATTACTTCCGGGTTTTGATACAGCGGGTTTTCATACCACTAATATTACTGGTGTGCCCCGTTTTAATTATATCCCTCATACTGCATATACTTGGTTATCTCCAATGTTTGTTGGAATGCGTGGTAGTGTGACATATCATGTCAATGCTGCTTCACCAGAAATGGTAGATACTATAAGTATTGCACGTTCACATAAAACATTAGCAACTACTGGCTACTCTCGACAAGATAATGTATTGCCTGGCACTAGTGATGCTTTCTTTAACCTTCACTTTCTCGACAATGATGTCGATTCAGGGATGGCAGGAATGGCTGTCACTAATCAGAAAACGCAAGCAGGTTTGTCTGTAAATATTCCTATGTATTTGCGTTTTAGAATGATACCTACTAATCCAGTTGGAACTGGGTCGTCCGAGGTCGAAACAAATACTGATTCGTTTAGACTGTTTGTACGCCTAAACCCAGCTGGGTCGGGTAAGAATTCTAATTTGTCATATACAACATTATACTATACAATGGGACCAGATTTTAATTTATTTTATTTTCTAAATGTTCCATTGTTGTATGGAGGTGATTTACCTCCTACTGATGCTTAATAGCATCTCTCTAAAATAAACTATATCGCACGGTGGTATAATTTATCTCGGCTATTTTTTCAATCGAGTTTTTTACACAGTTTTTCCTCTGTCCTATTGGATGGTGAATAAAGGTGAAGATCGAAAGTTTTTCTCCAATTTGCCTCCACGGGGGCAATGCGGATTTCTTTGGGAA